CAAATTTAGGAATTGGCACTTTATATACAGACGCTACAGTTGAGGAGTGCTGCCAAACAGCAGAAGATTTAGTCGGTGCCTATCTTTGGCATAACGACGCACCAGTAGTTGGCTCATCTATAAGTAACAACGTAGCGACCTTAGTATTAGCAAACCCAGGCATCTTTGTGACTGGTCAATCAATAGTGGTAAGTAATTGTGGCGCAACTTATAACGGCACATACACTTTAACAGGCTCGTTCCCTGGTACTACCGTGCCAGCATCAATTGGCACAGCATTCTGGAGTACATACGCATTTAGTTCATACCCTAACGGCTACAGCATTATTCAATACGCCAAAGTAGCTGCAGACGATCCATTCCATTTTATTAAACCGTACGGTCGGGCGCTAGGCCCAGAGCATAAAGCACAGGCTTACACTGCGACCCCTGCCATAAGAGAGGCCGCGCTTATTGTGGCCACTGATGTCTGGCAAGCCAGGCAAGTCAGTCAAACAGGTGGGGTAGGTATGGATGGGGTATCTGCAAGTCCTTATCGTATGGGATACCAGCTCATTAACAGGGTCAGAGGCCTCATCCAACCGTACTCAAGCCCTAATTCACTGGTGGGCTAATGCCAGCAGCAATAACAACCCTTAGATCAACCTTAGCAACTACACTGACAAATGCAGGCGTATGGTCAGTATTTAGTTTCCCACCACCAACCTTACTGGCCAACAGCGTGGTGATTACACCTGGCGATCCGTACATTGTTCCGTCTAATAATGATGAGATAAGCGTAAATCCATTAGCAAACTTTAAAGTGCTAATTACAAAGCCAGCCTTAGATAACCAAGGCAACTTGACTGGAATGGAAGATTATATTTTAGCAGTAGTCACCAAACTGGCCGCTGCTACTTACCAAATGAACATCTCTAGTATTTCAGCGCCAGCAATGATTAACGCGGCAAGCGGTGATCTTCTTGTATCTGAAATAACTGTATCAATCCTCACGAGTTGGAGCTAACATGAGTTATAAAGGATTTACTGAAGAAGACCTTAGATTTCTGGCTAGAATCGGCCAGATTACCGAACCACAAGCAGCGGTTAAGAAACCTGCTCTAAAGAAAGAAGAGGAAGAATAATGGCCGTATTTCTAAGCAATGGTGCGGTTGTTACCCTTAACAGCGTCGACATTTCAGGCGTAGTTACAGGTGTCACAATTAACCGCAGTTTTGATGAACTAGAAGTAACAGCGATGGGAGACTCCAACCACAAATTTACAAAGGGACTGGAATCATCGACAATAACATTGGAACTGCTCAACGATACAGCAGCATCAGGTGCTAACGCAGTTACTGCGACACTTGCAGCAGCATGGGGTACAACAGTGCCACTAGTGATCAAGCGCTCAAGCGCAGCAATCAGCACTACTAATCCTGAGTATCAAACTACTGTGCTGGTTAATAACACACAGGATCTAAACGGATCTGTAGCCGACATATCTACTCAGAGCATTACATTTACCTGTAATTCAGTTATAGTAGTCGACGTAACACCATAACTAAGGAGCAATAATGGCAAAGCTAAAGATAACAAGGGCTAATGGCGAAGTCACAGAACACAAAATAACGCCAGGTGTTGAGTACGCTTTCGAGTTAAAGTATCAAGCAGGAATTAGTAAAGTCCTACGCGACCACGAAAGGCAGACCGAGATTTACTTCTTGGCGCACGAGTGCTTGCGTAGGGCTAACATAACTGTTCCTTTATTTGGTGCCGAGTTTATAGACAGCTTAGAAACTGTCGAGGTATTAGACGAAGAAAAAAAATAGTTCAGCGTGATTCCACGCTCTACACGATAGCCAGCCTGTCTGTAGAACTTGGGATTGCGCCTAATGAGTTCATTAACATGGACCCAGAAATGCTGCGAGCAATCGTGCAGGTACTAAGCGATAGAGCCAAGGAGATCAAAAATGCCAGTCGAGGTCGTAGGCGTTAAAGATGTCATAAATGGTTTAAGTTTTATTGATGAAGACCTGAGAATAAGAGTTAGCAGTGCAATAGACCCGTTGATGAGGCAGGTTGCGGATAAAGCTAGAAGTTATGTGCCATCAAATAGCCAGGTGTTATCAGGATGGTCTAAACCATTATCTTCTAATGTTGATAAACCATTCCCCAAGTTTGATAGCGGCGTGGCTAAAGCAGGTATTGGTTATAATCCTGGCAAAAATAAAGTTTTGAAAAACGGCTGGCAAGTAAGCCAATATGTTTACAACGTTAGCAGGGGCGGCTCTATTTATGAAACCGCAGGAAGATTAAACCCACAAGGGCGAGCACCATTTACATTTAAGCATGAAGGTAGTGGCACGTATGTAAGAAAATCTGCTAAAAGTAAATCATTAGAAGATTATGAATCTAACAATCCATTTGCCAGCCAACAATTTATTGCACAATTGGTTCCAGTTACAAAGCCTAAAAGAGTACCTGGGCAACTTGGCCGTGGTGGAAGAAAAATGCAGGGTCGTTTAGTTTACAGGGCTTGGGCCGAAGATAGCACCAAAGTTTATGAAGCTATATTAAAAGCGATAGACAATACAGCCGTGGAGTTCACACGCAAAACAGCAATTAAAAAGGCTGCGTAATGGCCAATATATTCGTCGCAGCGGCGGCCACCTGGAACGGTAAGGCTCTTAAAAAAGGTCAGAAGGATATATCGGCCTTTGATAAGCAAGCACAAAAACTAGGCAGGACTTTTAGTCGTGTTTTTGCTACGACAGCATTAGTTGCCTTTGGCAAAAAGGCTGTGAATGCTTTTGCAGCCGATGAAAAGGCCGCTAAATCACTTGAGGTGCAGTTAAAGAACACAGGCTTTGCATTCTCCGCGCCAGGAGTAGAGGCGTACATAGGCAGTTTACAAAAACTATATGGCGTGCTTGACGATGAGTTAAGGCCAGCGTTCCAGCAACTCTTAACTGCAACGGGCTCAATCACTAAAAGCCAAGATGCATTAGAGACTGCACTAAACGTAAGCGCTGCCACGGGTAGATCATTAAGTGAAGTAAGCGCAGCATTAACACGCGGTTTCTCAGGCAATACCACGGGCCTTACCAGGCTAGGTGCAGGGCTAAGTAAAGCCACGTTAAAGACTGGCGACATGGATAAAATCATGGAGGAGTTAAACGCCAAGTTTGCAGGCCAAGCAACAGCTAGGCTGGGAACCTTTGCAGGCAAGATGAGTCTTATATCGGTTGCTTCTGCCGATGCAACGGAAATCATAGGTAAAGGTCTAATAGATGCGTTAACTGCTTTAGGCGATGATAACAGTATAGATACGCTAACAAATAGTATGACCGACCTTGCCACGGGCATAGCCGATGTAACTAGGGGTATAGGAGAGTTGGCTGCTGGAATAAAAACGGTGGCAAACCTGCCTGGATTAAAACAATTATTAAAGTTCTCTTACGAAATGAGCGCTGTTGGATTGTTACAGCGTCTAGGCAGAATGAGTGCGCCAGCAGCAGTTTTACCAGCTAATCAACAACGCAGCGCAGGCCGTATTGATGCAAAACGATTCCAGACTGAAGATAAACTAGCAAAAGCCAAGGCAGCAGAATTAGCACTATTACTTAAGAAGAACGCTATTGAAAATAAGAACGTAGAAGAATTACGAAAGAAGTTTGATCTAGAGCGCATTGGACTAACCACTGCTCTTAATCAGGCAACCGATGAAGAGACTAAGTTACGCCTAAAGGCACAGCTAGCAATCCTAGACAATAACGAGGCTTTGGCTAAGAAGTTATTAGCAGAGTTAGAAGCGGCAGAAGCGTTAAAGAAGTTAGCAGAGCAGGCAAGGCTAGCAGGTATGAGCCTGGAGGACTTTGCATTATTTAAAGTTAAAACACTAAATACTAAAATAGATGATTACTTACAAAGCACAGCTTTAGAAATGGTACGCGCTTTAAACGCACAAATAGCATCCTTTATAGCTTCATTAGGTGGAGTAGTAGCACCAAAGGCAGGGGCAGCACCAACTTACTCTTACGCTTTATCTACAGCTCAGGCAACTAACGAGAAGATAGCTGCATTTGAGAACAAAGTAGCGATGGAATCTACACAAGAATTAAACTCACGCATAAACCAATTTTTAAGCCAGAATGCTCAGCGCACTTCATCGCAGGGGCCAACAGACATAAGGCTCACCATAGATGGCGGAAGCGACAAGTTAAGTCAGGCAATAGCAGAAAGCATACAGGTAGCAACTAGATCAGGTTACGCAACAGTACCTAATGGCTTTATAGTATGACCGTACCAGTAATAAATGCTGTAATTAACTTTAGCACTGGGCCTAGTTTTGCTCAGGCGCTTATTTTGGGATCAGGAATATTAGATACAAACATATTAGCCGATTCAGCATCGGTAATTGTAGATGTATCAAATAAAATTAACCGCATAGAAACTAACCGAGGCCGTACTGCATTATCAG